GAAGTCTCACTCATGTCTCGTTTAAGACGAGTTACCTCATTTGGATGTAGGGAATCAGTATCAAATACGGTATATCTGGCAGCAGTCCAATCTTCTTCATTCATTGCCTTGTAGTACAACTCAGAGAATAGATTTATTCCTGATGGAGTACCGATAAAGATCGACCACCCCAAACGGTCAGAAAGAGCAGGTTGTACTATGTCAGTCCACAATTCATTTTTTAACTGTGCAACCTCGTCCATGACTATCCCATCTAGACGTAAACCACGCATGGCATCTGGATTGTCTCCACCAAATAACCTAATAATTGCCCCATTATGCTTAAACTTTATAGATAATTCACCTTCATTTATATCTATAGCTGATCGTTGTCTTAATGGTTCTATTTTTTGCTTTAACCTAGCCCATGCAATAGCTTTCGCCTGACGTAGAAAGGGAGCAACGTAGACGAACATAGATAACTCTTTGTCTGTTTTCATGGCTTTGTCTATAAGTTCCATGATGGCAAGTTCAGTTTTACCAGAACGTCTATGCAGAGCGTAAACACTAAACCTTTTCTTGTTTATATGGCATTGTTTTTGCCATTCACGAGCGGTATAATTCAGACTTACTTGCATTAATTAAAATTACTTTTAATAATAAATATATACATTATATCCCTTATGACTAGTGTGACCGTAACTACTGATAGTACAGCTACTGTAAACGAAAGTAGAGTACCTAAAACAGAAATTAGACTCTGCACGTTAGATGAATTTAAGGTCAAGGCAGACCCATTGTTCCAAGAACATTACGAGGAGATAGCACTTCGTAAGGATTTAATGGAGTTAAAGCCAAATTGGCCTATGTATGATGCACTTGATAACTCAGGCTCATTGTTTATTCATTTAGCAATGCAAGGCGATTTATGTATTGGATATTCTATGAATTTAGTAACTAATCATTTGCATTATGCAGATCTTAAGTACACCCAAAATGACGTTTTGTTTATCAAAAAAGAATTTCGTGGCGGAAGGATTGGATTACGTCTAATGAAAATTACTGAAGACTACGCAAAATCTCTTGGATGCAAAGTCATGCTATGGCACGCTAAAGAACACACCACTTTAGCTGCATTATTACCAAGAATGAAATATGGTGTACAAGATATAATCTTTTCAAAGGAGTTGTAGCATGGCATTTGCAGCATTAGGAGCAGCATTGGTTGGTTATCAAGTTTATTCTGGCGAACGTCAGCATCGACAACAAAAGAAACAATTAAAAATGCAAGAGCAAGCTAATGCTGATGCAAAGCAGAGAGCAAAAGAAGCGTCTGACCGTGCTGATGTTGAAATGAATAAAGCTAATAGAAAGAGAGCAGATGTAAGTGCTATTACGAAGAAAGAAGAGCAAGCAGCATTAACAGGCCCTGCTGGAACATTACTTACTGGAGTACAAGGTGTAGATTCTAGTAATTTAAATTTAGGTAGCAACACTTTATTAGGTGGATAACCAATGAAAACAAAACGTGCAGACTTGTTAACAAGGTGGGGTCATCTTAGATCTGAAAGAGCTACATGGTGGTCACATTGGCAAGAAGTAACAACGTATTTATTACCAAGAAATGGACGTTATTTTGAACAGGATAGAAATAAAGGCCATAGAAGACACAACTCGATATACGATAATACTGGTACAAGAGCGTTAAGAACACTAGGTGCAGGTATGATGGCAGGTGCGACATCCCCTGCAAGACCTTGGTTTAGGTTAGGAACGGCTGATCCTGATCTTAATAGATATGCACCTGTTAAGTTATGGCTAAATGACGTAACAGAACGTATGCAGTTGGTGTTTCAGAAGTCCAATACATATAGAACATTGCATGGAGTTTATGAAGAATTGGGAGCATTTGGTACGGCAGGTTCTATTATCCTCCCTGATGCTAAAGCAGCTATACATCATTACCCTGTAACGATTGGAGAATATGCAATAGCTACAGATTATCAGGGCAGAGTTAATACTTTGTATAGAGAATTCCAAAAAACTGTAGGAGAAGTTGTAAGAGAGTTTGGATATAACAAATGTTCAACGTCCGTTAAGAACTTGTTTGACAGGGGTTCATTAGATCAATGGATTACAATCATTCATGCGATAGAACCGAGGGATGATAGGGATCGTGACTTCAAAAAGAAGGACAATATGAACATGGCATACAAGTCTTGCTACTTTGAAGTAGGTGGAGATGGCGAACAGGTACTAAGAGAAAGCGGATTTAAAGAATTCCCTGCTGTTATTCCAAGATGGGGTATTGCAGGTGGTGATGTTTATGGTAATTCACCGGGAATGGAAGCACTTGGTGACATAAAACAGCTACAACATGAGCAATTACGCAAGGCACAAGGCATTGATTACCAAACAAAGCCACCATTGCAAGTACCTAGCTACATGAAAAATAGAGATGTAGACAGTCTTCCGGGCGGAGTTACGTTTATTGATGGTCAACAAGGCAAAATTGAGACAGCATTTAACGTAAATCTAAATTTAAATCATTTGTTAGCAGATATACAGGACGTAAGGCAAAGAATAAACGGTAGTTTTTATGCTGATTTGTTCTTAATGTTGGCAAATGCTACGGATACGAGGATGACTGCAACGGAAGTAGCGGAACGTCATGAAGAAAAGCTGCTTATGTTAGGTCCAGTATTGGAAAGATTACATAACGAATTGCTAGATCCATTAATAGATAATACGTTTAACAGAATGATTGAGTCAGATTTAATACCACCTGCTCCAGAAGAGTTGCAAGGGATGGAATTAAACGTAGAATTTGTTTCAATGTTGGCACAAGCCCAACGTGCTATTGGTACAAATAGTGTTGATAGGTATGTAAATAACATGGGTATGGTTGCCCAGATGAAACCTGATGTACTTGATAAGTTTGATTCTGACGCATGGGCTGATGGATACGCAGATATGTTAGGCGTAGATCCTAAATTAATAGTTGGCGGTGAACGTGTTGCAAGGATACGTCAAGAAAGAGCACAGGCACAACAAGCAATGGCACAACAAGAAGCACAAGCACAGATGATAGATAATGCAACGAAGCTAAATAATAGTAAAACTGGTCAGCCATCTATGATGGACATGATGAACCAGTTTAGTGGTTACAATTCACCATCACCATTGGAGGTATAAATGGATTTAATTGATTTAAAAAAAGACCCACAGCCTATTGACAGCAATGAATACTTTGAAGAGCCTATGTATAGCTACGGTTTGTGTATATCGCTTGGTAGAGAAGAACTAGAAAAGCTAGGCATAGAAAAATTACCAGAAGCAGGTAGCGAAATAATGATTAAGGCTATTACTTATGTCAAAACAGTTAGAGAAAGTAAAGAGAAGGATGGTGTCGAACAAAATGTAGAGCTACAAATATGTGCAATGGGTATAGAACCTTTTGACAAAAGTGGTGATCAGGCTAAAGGATTGTACGAAAGCAAGCCTAAACCTGCACCGAAGGCAACACCTGTAGCTAAAACCTCAACTTATTTAGCGTGATGAATTTTGATGATTATTTAACAGAATATTATGGTTTTAATACCCAAGATAAAAGGTGGAGAATGATGGGGAATCAGGGGAAAAATTTACTAAGAGATAGTTTTAAAATGGATATGGCTAAAGAACAAGAAACAAAAGATGACACAAAGGTAGCAAAATTATAAACTTTATATAAACATTAAAACTATGGCAAAAAACGCAGGTCTTTGGGCAAACATTCACGCAAAGCGTAAAAGAATAAAAGCAGGTTCTGGCGAAAAAATGCGTAAACCGGGTTCGGAAGGAGCACCAACAGCTAAAGCATTAATAGATAGCAAAAGTAAAAAGGCATAAGGTGTGACCGTAACTCAGTTATGGCTAGATATATTAGAGCATGAGTGAATACAATCCTCTCGACCTCAAAAGTCAACAGAAATCTAAGGACAATAAAAAGTCTGAAGAAAGAATTGACCGCCAAAATGAAGAGTCGGACATCAAATGGCTGATGAGCAGCAAGAGGGGTCGCAGATTAATCTGGAGACTTCTGGAGCAAGCAGGTGTTTTCCGATCATCGTTTAACACTAATGCAATGGCAATGTCATTTGCAGAAGGTAACAGAAACTATGGTTTGCAAATACTAAACTTAATTCACACTCTCTGCCCAGAGTTATACCCGACAATGATTAAGGAGCAAAAAAATGTCAGAAACGCTGATGACGGAAGCCGACCAAACCAATGAAGGCAGCACACAGCAACCAGTAGAAGAAGCCCAAACCGAGCAATCGGCTGAAGCAACTACTACTGAAGAATCACAGCAGCAAGCTGAAACTGTAGCGGATCAACAAGATTCGGATGAATCCTCTGTTGAAAGTGAAACTAGCGATCAGGAAACCAAGAAAGAAGGTGCTCCTGACAAATACGAGTTCAACGCAAAGGTGGCTGACGCACCAGAAGAACTCGACCCCGAAGTCTTAACTGCATTCGGTGAAGTCGCTAAAGATCTTGACCTGCCACAAGAAGCT